ATTAGGCCTGACCGGTACAGCCGCAATTATAGCCGGTGTGGGTTTATCCGCAGGTGGCGTATTGGTTGCCAGTATTGTAGCCACAGGAGCCGCTTACATAACATCAAGGATTATCAATGGTAATCCTAACAAAGGTAATAATAGTGCCTATTCAAGTCAAGGTGGTCGTGTTCAGGTAGCACCAGCAACTAATAATAAAGTGCCAGTGTTATATGGCAGTGCCTATGTAAATGGTGCGATCACAGATGCCAGACTGATCAACGAAAATAAGACAATGTTTTATTCAATGGTGCTCAGTGAAAAATTAAATCCAACAAGATTTGATATTGATCCCACATATACTCTGGAACAATTATATTGGAATGATCTACGCTTAACGCCTGTGGATTCAACAACCAACGCACACAAAGTTAAAGATGGTAGAAAAGTAGTTGATGGTGATATAATCACAGCAGGTAGTTTCGTGGTGGGCGATACTTATGTTATCACAGATCTGGGTAATACCACTCAGGCACAATGGAATACTATAGCAGGATCACTGGGTCAAACTTATGGTATTGGCAGCGTATTTCTGGCAGCCACCGTGGGCACAGGCACAGGACGAGCACAGGAAGAAGATTTTATTGACACTAACTTCTTATTGAACAATGACGCTCTGGTTCAAGTGCGTGTTTATGCTGGCAGTGGCAGTGCCGCAGATCAAATATATCCACCACAGAGTTCAGGCAATACACAAAACGCCTGGGACTTCTGGACAGATGATGGTGGTGAGTGGGACAGCACATATCAAATGAAAGGTCTGGTATTTGCCATAGTACGAGTAAATTACAACGCTGATCGGGGATTTACAAGTCTGCCAAATATGACATTCCAAATTACTAATAATATAGTTAATCCAGCAGATGTATGGTATGACTATATGACCAGTCAGCGTTATGGTGCAGGCATCAGTGCCAGCGACCTGGACCTTGTAGCGTTGGCAACCTGGGATACATTCTGTAATGATGATATCTCTTATACCGATCTGGCTGGCAACGCTAATCAACTAACCACAAGATATAATATCAACGGACTATTAGACACTGCCAACGAAGTTAAGACAAATATAGATGTTATCTTAAACAATGGTGGTGCTTGGATGAGTTATAATGTGGCCACAGGATTATGGAGCCCAGTTATTAAGAAAGCTGTATCAGCAGGCACTCCCGGTGAAACTTCAACATATTTTACAGCCAGCGTGGGACCAAGTAGTACAACAATGACCGTGACTGCCTTTCCCGCAGGTCGCATAGAACCTGGACAAAAACTATACAATAATGCTGGTTCATTGATTGGTACGATTGTAGCACAACTAACACCTACAACAGGAGAAACAACTGGACAAAAAGGTCGTTATACTATCAGTGTATCAACAACTCTGTCAAGTTCAACATTCTATACTCTACCAGCAAGTGTATTGGCATTCAGTGATGATAACATTATCAGTGGTATTAATTTAAGTGCTACTCGTTTAGAAGATCTATACAATCAGGTAGATGTAGAATTTTACAACAAATATAACAAGGACCAACGAGATTACGCAAGAACAGATTTACCAGAAACTCTAAGAAATCAAAACGAACCTGATAATCAACTAAGAATGAGTTTAAGTTTAGTGAATAACAGCGTTCAAGCACAGATACTTGGTGGTATGGAAATGCGTCAAAGCCGAGAAGACTTGGCCATAGATTTTACCAGCAACTTCTATGGCATACAAGCACAGGCCGGTGATATAATAGCTGTGACCAGTGAATTATATAACTGGTATCCAAAATATTTTAGGGTTATGCGTGTCAAAGAAGTAGAAAGCGATGACGGCGGTCTGGTAGCAAGAATACAAGCTCTGGAATATAATCCTGATGTTTATACCCTGGAGGCTATAACAGAATTTAGCACCAACGAAAATATTGGCATACAGCCTGGAAATACCAGTGTGGTATTACCACCACCAATAATTAGAATCAGTGAAGTAGATGCTGATGTGGCTATACCGAATTTTACCATACAAATTGATGTTCCCGCAACAGGCGGACCTTTCAATGAAATAGAAATGTATTACACTGAAGGCTGGGATCCAATGACCGTGACAGGCAGTATTGTACCTGGCACAGGCAGCAATGGAGCACCAGTGGGCAACGGCTTATTAACCGTGACTTCAACACCCTATGGTAGTATCAACACTGGAGACTATTTTGATTTATCTCCTCCAGTGACCGTGCTAAGTCAATTAACCAATACACCAGCATCAAAGACTTATCATAGTCTGGGTGGTGTAGGTGAGTTCTTAATCAAAATGACAGACCTAACTGGTATTTTATTGGGTAATAGACTAACGGGTACAGGTCTGGCCACCGGCGGACAAATTATTGACATAGATCTTGCCAATAATACGGTTAGAGTAGATAGACCTTTTACGGTGCAGGCCTCAGGTAGTTATGCGGTCACCGGCGGCAATGGCACTTATGTTGTAGATGTCAGTGCTACAGCCGCAGGATCAGCTACATTATATGATGTGCCCGAAGATGATGACTATAATTATCTACTCAGTATTGTTCCACCAGGCAATAATAGTCAATTTATTAATGGCGAAACCGTAAATTATGTGGTGACAACGGTGCCGGCTAATCTGGGCACTTGGAGACGCTGGTTCGTTAGAGCTCGTATGGGACTGCGTAAGATCTTTGGAGAAATGAGTGTTAATGGTGCCGCAGATCTGGACACAGACAACTTCCAGTATGAGCCAAGCCCAGTAGGCGGTGGTAGCCTCAATGATCTCAGTGATGTCACCATAACCAGCAGACAAAGTGGTCAAACACTGATCTATGATAGTGCTACCAGTCAGTGGATTAACTCCAGTATATTAAGAATACGCGATCCATACACAGGCCTACAACAAAATGTAGAAATAAATGGCACAAGACCTTTTCTAACATTCCAAACACAGGCCGCAGGTGCTAATCCCCTGTATGGTATTCGTGGTAAGAGTGCCAACAATGATCCCTGGTTCGTGGGATCAGGCAGTGCTGGCACAGATCTGGGTTATCTGGAAATTGCCACAGGCGACAACGCTGGCAGTGGCAGTAATGGTGGTGAAATATATGTTAGACAATATGCTGGATCTGGCATAAGTGGGCCGCCCTGGGAAGGTGGCACAGCACCTATAGTACATAGTTTAACATTATTGGACAATGTAGGTGATACAAGTATTCCAAATAATACAACTATTGGTCTAGATCTCGCTGTCAATGGTGGTGATATCACAACTACACAGACAACTGGTAATTTATTCAATGCTACAGCAACTACGGTCAATGTAGGTAATGGTGCTACCACAGAAGTTAATCTGGGTAATACAGGTTCTGGTCGTGTTCAAATTAAATCACCAAGTATTGAAGGTTTCAATACAACACAGGCTGTGTTTAATACAACAGCAACAACGGTAAATGCTTTTGGCGCGGCCACAGCGTTAAATGTAGGTAATAACTCTGGCACAACAACACTGCGTAGCCCTACTCTGGTGGGCACACAAACAACACAGAACTTATATAATACAACCGCAACAACGGTAAATGCCTTTGGTGCGGCTACAGCGTTAAATCTGGCTGCTAATTCTGGCACTACCACTATTGGTAGTCCAACATTAGTGGGCACACAAACAACACAGAACTTATATAATACAACAGCAACAACGGTAAATGCCTTTGGTGCTGGCACAGCAATTACTCTAGGTGCTACCACAGGCACAACAACGATTCGCAATGCCGATACGGTTCTACTGGGAGATCTAGATGTTAGAGGCGGCGATATTACAAACAGCACCGGTGAATTAAGAATAACCAGTGGCAGCACTGCCAGTGATATTGTTATTACTCCCAGTAGCACAGGCATTACTAAATTAGTCAGTGATTATGTGGTAGTAGGTGATCCTGGTGCCGGTGCCAATGTTATGACTAATGGTGCCGCAGGCATGCGTTTGGCCACTAACTTCCAGGCAGGAGCAGATCAGGGTGCTGAAGTTTACTTGTATAATGGACCAGGTGCTGCCAATTTATTACTAACTACTCGTGGTGGTGAAGGTAAAGTTATCACTAGTAATAATCTTGAAATACAGGGTGGCAATCTTCTTACCACACAGGCTGACATAAATGTATTTGATACGGTGGCCACTGGTGTAGATGCTTTTGGTGTTGCCTCAACATTGCGTTTGGGTGCTACCGTGGGAACTACCACTATCCGCAGTGAAACACTGAAGGGTGCCAGTAGCACACAATTTTTATATAACACGGTGGCAACAACGGTAAATGCCTTTGGTGCGGCCACAGATATCAATATCGGTTCAGGCTCAGGCACAACAACTATTAACAATACTCTTGAAATAGGTGGCACGGGTCTGGCAATCAATGGCGGCAACTTGTATAGTACAGCTACTACTTTTGAATTGTTTAATAAAGATAGTCCAAGCAGTGGAACTAATGATGGCCCAACAACCGTCACTGCGTTCTTAAATGCCGGTGTTGTCAGCATAGGTAGTGCCACAGGTTATACAAGATTTAATGGCAATATTGTAGCAGATATCATTAAGAATAGTTCAACAGGCGGCAATAGTATTGAACTTAATGGCACAGATGTTGTTATTGGTGGCGACTTAAAAGTCACAGGCAATCAAATAGAATCATCAACTGGTGATGCTGTTATAACAATGAGTGGCACAGATATCGCGTTCACCAATGATGTCAGTGTAGGTGGCGAAATAACAATGCCGTATTCTATACGCGGTGATCAACGCTACACAGCATCCAGTGCAGGCTCAGGCACACAAGATTTAATTGTATTCAATAATATCAGTGTAAATGATTACTCTGGAGTTAGATTCCACTTAATGGTGCGACAAAATATTACCGCCACACTGGCTAACATACACTATATGGAAGGCATGGTTATACATAGAACCAGTGATTCAACTCAGTATATTAACATATTTTCCGAGATGGTAGTAGGTAATCCAGTGATAAACACACTAACGCCCAGTATTTCATCGGGTATTTTTATATTGACTGCCAATGTTAATCAAGTCGCAAGTAGCAATGTGACATCAACAATTACATTCACTGGTATGAGTCGCGGCTCAATTACCTAAGAGTATAAATAATGGTATAGGTTCCGCAGAGCCTATACCACATTCCCTCAGGAGAACAATATGTCAGGTGTATTAAGTTTCGCAGATTATTTGGGTGGCCCAGATAATATTCAGGTAGAGCAAATCTTCCCCAGTACCAAACGCACTTATGCGTATAACTTCAATCAAAATATCACAGGCTGGACCTGGGGTCTGGACGCACAGACTCTGGTGGTAAATCCAGTGAGTTATGATCGCAATGGCGTGCCTAATTTTAGTAATAGTTTGGTTATAGGCTATTTTGCCAAGCAAGAACTGGCAGTGGATACAACAACTATTAATGTTGTAAATGCGGCTACAGGTTTAGTGAATATCACTATCCCAGCAAATTTATACACAGGAGCAATTATTCCTGATGCCCGTAAGAATGTTCCAATCACCATAGTGGGTGTGACTTGGACAACCAACACAACTCCCACACAGGTCAATAGTCATCGCTGGGCTTTCATACAATGTTATGAGCCAGATGTTGATATTGGTAATCCTATTTTATCAGCAGGTTATACAGCACTGACAATAGCATAAGGAGATATAATGGCAGATATCTCAGTATCAACAACACAAAGCGTTATTGAAGTCACTGAAACCAGTGGCATATCAGTGACCGTGCCCACAGGGCAGACTATTGATGTCGCGGTGCCTAATAGTTCAGTAAATGTCACCAACACCACAGATAATATTACAATATTGACAGGTGGCACATTAAACATAAACAGCAGTGGTGTAATTACCAGCGTAAATGGTAATACAGGTCCCATAGTTGTTTTGGATACAGATGACATCAGTCAGGGCACAACAAATCTATACTATAGTACGGCATTGGCCAACGCAGATTTTGACACTCGTCTTGCTACAAAAACCACTGATAATTTAACACAGGGATCAACTAACCGATATTTCAGTCAGGCTCTGGCTCGCCAAAGTCTAAGTGCCGGCACAGGCATAAGTTATGATAACATCACAGGTGTTATTACAAATACTAGTATAAACACTGATACAACTTACACTATTGATGCTACATCAACTACAGGTGGAGCAAACTTAAATTTAACTGGCAGTGACGCAACAACTGACACGGTAAAGTTTGCCAGCGGCACAAATACCACCGTGAGTAGAACAGATGCTAATACAATCACTATCGCATCTACAGATACAAACACAACTTACACACAGAATATTAGTTCAACCACAGGTGGAGCAAACTTAAACTTGGTGGGCAGTGATAGCACAACTGACACGGTTAAATTCGCATCTGGCACTGGCGTCACGGTGGCTTACACAGATGCCAATACAGCAACGGTTAGTATTGGGCAAAGTGTAGCTACCACAGATTCAGTGACATTTGGCAGCGTAAATTTAGATAGTCTGGCAGCGTTAGACACAGCCACACTGACAACATCAGCAACAACAGCAGATCAAGTTCTGGATAGTTTTGCGGCTGTGACTTATAGAACAGCAAAATATCTAATCAGTGTTAGCAGCGGATCAAGTTATCAAAGTCTGGAAATATTAGTGGTTCACAATGGTACCACTGCCAGTCAAACAACTTACGCAGATATAAGCACAGGATCAGCACTGGCTACATTCAGCGTGGATATTAATTCAGGTAATGTTAGATTACTAACAACACCTATAAACGCCGTCACTGCGTATAAACTGACAAAAACCACAATAGTGGTATAACATAAGGACAATGAATTATGGCAAATAAGAATTTCAAGGTAAGATTTGGTTTGGACATTGGTGACAATGTCAGCGTCACCGACGCCGGAGTGGCCACAGGTCTTACATCAATAACATCTACTACCGTAGATGTCAGCAATCTGGAAACTACAAATATTAAAGCACTGGATGGTACGGCAGCGGCTACTATTGCTAACTCAACTGGTATAATCACCGTAAGCACAGAATTAAATGTAGATAATTTGAATATCAGTGGTAATACAATTACCAGCACAAATAGTAATGGTAATATCACACTGACACCCAACGGCACCGGTGATGTTATTTTATCCGCAGACACCGTTCAGGTAGGTGATTCAAACGCCACAGCAACTATAACAACCAATGGCACAGGTGATCTAGTATTGAATACTAATAGTGGCACTAACGCAGGTAGTATTACACTGGCCAATGGTGCCAATAACAATATTACTCTAGCACCCAACGGCACCGGTGATGTTTTAACAACATTCAGCAATGGTGGTAATTTATTCAATAATAGAAATTATGTATTTGGTGCTATTCGCAATGCTACTACAGAAAGCATAGGTGATATCTGGGCAGTAAATTCAACTGGTCCAACATTGCCATATCGTGGTATTAGTCTGGATAATAGTGCTGATACTGCCAAAGGTCCTGGTACGATATTGAGAGCGTTCAGTGGCGGTGCTGTTCAAGGCACTCGTGGTCGTCTTGTATTTGAAAAGGCTCGTGGAACAAGTGCCAGCCCTACAGCGGTTCAAAGTGGAGATTTCATAGGCAGTGTTGATGCCACAGGATATACCAGCACAGGATTTATCAATGATAATATTGTTAGTTTCGTTCCCGGCTTCTTTGGATTCCAAGCAGCTGAAAACTGGATTTCAAACACTAATCTAGGAACTACATTTACATTGGCACTGGCTCCGCAGAATACAACTATAACTTCTGGCACACAAAATGTGGGTATTCTCAATCTATCTGCTGAATCTTCAACTATTCGTGGTGATAGATTAAGTATAGGTCAGGGCAAGGTATCTATTGCCAATGTATTCAAGACATCAACTACATTTACAGCCACAGGATGTTCTACCAGTGGCACAACACTGACTATTGGCACATTAACAGCAGGAACTATTTTCGTAGGTCAAGTTCTAAATGCTGGCAATGCCATCAACGGCCATTATATCGTAGCAAATATCAGTGGCAGTGGTTCAGGATCAACTTGGCAATTAAGTGGTAGTCCTGGCACATTCTCAGGACAAGCAATTACAGGCAACCTTGGATATATTGGCAGTGTGCCTGAAACCAGCACAACAACTGATATCTTACAAGATCTACGCTTATTAACTAACAAAATTAAAAGTCAGGGCGGAACAACACAGATTACTACCAGCTCGGCAGGTGCTACTCTGGCACTGGCTGGTGATCAAATCAACTTACAAACTGCGGCTGCTGCCAGTATTGTAGGTAATAATATAAACTATAACCGAGTCTATGGACAATGGCAAAACTTAAACTTAGTTACACCAGCGGCTAATAATACTGCTTATGCGTTTGCGTTGCCAACAATTGACTTTGCTAATATTGCTAGTATCAATACCACAAGTCGCATTGTTCCAGGTGCGGCTGGCGTGTATAAACTACAATTCAGTGTTCAGGTTAGAAATGATGACGCAGCCGCAGAACACATTGCTTATTTCTGGTGGAGAAAGAATGGCACAGATGTTCCAGGAAGTATGGGCAGAGTAGGTGTGCCAAAAGCCGCAGGTGCTGGAGACGCATTAACTATCGCAGGTTGGGATAATATGATCAGCAGTGCTAACACCACAGATTACTGGGAACTGATGTATGCTGTGGATGATGCCGCACACATTGACTTTCCAACATTTACCGCAACAGCATTTGGACCTGCAACAGCAGCATTGTTTGTCACACTAGTGCCAGTAGGAGCATGACATGGAATTTACATTAAAACAATTATCGTGGATCGTAATAGGCAGCCTGGGTATAGGAGGCACAGGCTATCTATCATTGAATGAAAAGATTGATGCTTTGGACAAAAAGACTGCTGTTATACACACCAATACAGAGCACCAAACCAAAGCATTAGAACGCATTGAACAGAAGTTAAATGTGAAATAAGGAGAAGCTATGAGACACCTACCACTACGCGGAATGCGAACCAAAACTAACCGTGGCAAGCGACCACCAAAGAAAAAGTAATGCCAATACATAAAGCTAAAGGACCACAAGGTGGAAAAGGCTATCAATGGGGAAATTCCGGTAAGGTATATCCTACTAAGAAACAAGCGGCCAAACAAGCCGCTGCTGCTTATGCTTCAGGCTATAAGAAGAAAAAATAAGGTAATATTTAAGAGCAGATATTAAGAGTATCAACCTTAAATAGTTGATGGCGAGAATAAACAAAAAACTATGGCAGGGTGACCTAACACTGGGAGTTCCTGTAAATCCAGATCAAGTTCTGGCAAAACTATTAAACTGGCAGCGTGGGCAAAATCAACGCACGGCCAGTTGTCAATATCCAGAACCAATAAATTTAACGGCTGCTACAGCCTGGACCAAATTATCCAGAGTAAATTTACATAGATATGAATTTATCTATAAAGATCCAATAACAAAATTATGGATAAGAACCGTGGCAGTCAATGAAGTCGGTGTAGATAATTTGGATCATTGGCGAGATCTACAATTTAGTCTGGGTGCTAAAATGGTCTGGACTAATCGTCTGGCAGAAGCAGCGAGACCACAGCCCACTCTCAACGACCGAGACGACGAACCTGGTACGAGAAATAGTGGGCTGGATCCAATAAGTCTCACCGTTAGGCTACAGCAAATGAACAAATATCAAATAGGAGACTATAATATGGTTCAGGCTATGCCAGATAAATTTAAGTTCAATGACAGCGAAAATATACAAGTAATTAAAAGACCCAGACACCGACGAGGTACATTTACCGGTGCAGGCAGTGGTAATACCAAGCCTATAAGAACACCCTGGGGTGTATTTGCCAGTGCTACTATAGCTGCCCAAGCCAAAGATATAAGTCTAACCTGGGTGGCTACGCGAGCTCGTAAATTTGATCCAGAGTTCTGTTATCTCAGCAAAGAAGAATATGAAAAATATCTTGAAAATCTGCCTAATACAGATCTAAAAACAGAAGATTATACTAAATAATATAGTGACGGGGTTTATCCTTATTGTATTTGCCAAAGTTCGTGTATTGTTTCCCCCGTTATTAGGATAGTCGCAATGATATATCCGGAGAAGCTACTATATAGTGGCTTTTCTTTTGGCTAAAATATCTATTGACTTACAAGATATAAATAGGTATAATAGATAAATAAATAGACAGAGTAGGCAAATACTCTAACCAATAAGGATATTAAATGTTAAAAATCACAGCGTACGCACAGGCACAACAGCCTAAAATGAATCGTCTGGGCAACGATCTCAAAGACGGTTGGGGACTACCTCGCCAGACTATATATCTCAAAGAAAATCAATATAAACCCCTGGACGGCCAGATATATACGAAGATCGCCGATTATCAAAATAACTTCTTTGAAATATTGGCAAAGATACAACAACAGCAGCCAGACTGGCTTATTACCAACGGCTGGGATAACTTACCAAAAATATACAACGATCCAGTGAAATATACTCTGGACGAGCTAATCAAAGACACAGCTAATCACTATCGTCGCAGACACGATCCCACACTGAGTATGCTACTAAGACAGCGGTACCTGATAAGACGATTCGCCAAAGACATCGGTGATAATACTATGATCAAAGACTGGGACATAGATATCACTTTCAAGAACCCCACTGATCCTGTACTGAAGAAGTTCTATGATAGAAATATATTTGCCGCAGTGGCAGTGACTTCTACATTTAATGAGTTGTTCTAAAAAACAGAATCGTAGATATAACTAATATATACAACGGCAAATAATCGCTACACAGCAAATAATATAATTTAATATAATTTAAGATAGTTTAACCCAGCGACACAAATCTCCTCTGTGCGTGGCAGAGACCAAAACAAAGCCAGTGATCTCACTGAGTACTTCTGTAAAGTCTGTAAAAAACGAAGCGAGCCAATTATGCGGCAGCCCCTGGGAAGGGATTCGTCTTGGCTATAGATTTAATAACAATGTGTCTATAGCTGGGGCACAGCATAATAATAAGTTTTCAGCGTCCATACCCTACGGGTCACGGATTGAACTTGTAGATTATATCTACGAATCAATTGGGGGAGGGGTTGGTAGCTCACCTGACACAAACACCCCTGACAAATAGAACTGATTATACACACCGAGTCTACGCCTCGGTGTAAGTTCTACAAGTGCTTCGCCCCTTCTGGGACGAGACACCAGTAGAACTTCTTATCACTTCGTTAAATCAATGAGCAGAGAAAGATCACTGATGTCTATAGAGCGTCAGCGATAATAGACGAAGTGAAGATCCCTGGATCTGCTATAACTCGTTGATTATTGATGACATAGATAAATAAATACATAGGAGACAGATATGCGGATACCAGATAAAATAGAATTCATGAACCAGATATGGCAGATAGAATCAGTTAGATCACAGAGCCTTGACGGCGATCTGGGTCTATGTGATCCAAGAACTAATATCATTAAACTGGATCAAGACCTCAATGAAGATGTGTTATTACAAACATTGACTCACGAATGGATACATCTCATAGAAATAACTCTACATCAGTGCCTGACAGAACAACAGGTGGATGTACTGGCCACAGGCTTCATTCACATAATGAAAAACAATCCTGAACTCAACGATCTATACCGAGGCTGATATGTCTAGAACAATGCCAAAGAGATATCACTTAAAACAGGGACACAGACAACAGGGTCAGTGGTCTTGGAATGACCAAAGATTATGGTCAAAGATCAAGATCATAGATCCAGAACATTGTTATATATGGACCGGATCAATGAGCCCAGGAGGAGCCTTATTTGGTGCTTATAAACAACAACGCAGCCAAATGACACAGGCTCGCAGACTGGTCTGGATGAGCGTAAATAATCAATCAGCCGACGATATTAGTATTAATACTATATGTAATAATCCCAGCTGCTGTAATCCCAGACACTTCAAAATAGATAAAAATAGGAGACAACAACGATGATAGAAACAAGAATAGCAGTGTATAGATTTCAAGAATTAGATGAAGATTTACACAACGATCTACAGGATCTATGTAAGAAATACGCTAAGACCCTGGAATTTAATCGTGACTTTGAGTATTACGCAGTGTATTGGCTGCCTGAAAACTGGTTATTAGCCAATCTATGTATGCCAGAAATTAAATATATTCTTAGACAGGTACCATAATGGCACGCCCAGGAGCAGAAATATTAATCAGCAATGACAGCGACGAATGTTGTACTGAAGTATTAGCCGGTACCCAGCTATGGGTAGTGTTATATCGGCGAAGACACTTCAGTCTTCGTAGAAAATACTGGAGTGCCCAGGATCTTGTAGAAAGATTAAAGTATGAAAGAACAACTTATACCAATCAAGCACACGCATATAGACTGGCACAGAGATTAAACAAAATGTTTAATTGCCAGGACTTCTCTGTGAGAATTGTAGATTAAATAAACATCAATATAGGATATTAACAGATATGAAAATAGAACAAATAGACATAGGTTTAATTAAACCCTACGCAAAGAATCCCCGTAAGAACAAAGCCGCCATAGAAACACTAAAGATTAGTCTCAAAGAGTTTGGCTTCAAACAACCCATAGTTGTGGACAAAGACATGACTATCGTGGTGGGACATACAAGATATCAGGCAGCCCGAGAACTAAATTATCTCATAGTGCCTGTGATCATCGCCGACGAACTCAATGAAGAACAGATACGAGCATATCGCATCATGGATAATCGCAGTAATGAAAACGCAGACTGGGACAACGAATTACTGAAACAAGAACTCAAAGATTTAGAATCAACCTATGATCTAGCATACACTGGTTTTACGGCAGAAGATCTCAACGAACTATTTCGTGACAGCGAAGATGGACTAACAGATCCAGATGCTGTGCCAGAAGTAGCCACAGAATATAGAGCTAAAAAAGGCGACCTATGGATATTAGGCAATCATAGAATAGTCTGTGGTGATAGTCTCAGCGACGAAACATATCAGCTACTAATGAACCAAGAATCAGCGGATCTATGCTGGACAGATCCACCATATAACATAGCATATCAAAGTGCCAAATATAGAACAAAGAACAGCCGCTGGGCAGCCAGCGAACAGCATAAACAAAATGATGTAATCGCCAACGATAAGATGACCGACGAAGAATTCGCAGAGTTCATATATAAAGCAATCAAACAAACATACAATAATGTCAAAGAAGGTGCGGCTATATACATCAGTCACAGCGAAAGTGAAATACACAACTTTCACCAAGCAACTAAACTATCTGGCTATAAGTTCAAACAAAATTTGGTCTGGGTTAAGAATACCATAGTGCTGGGCGGCAGTGACTATCAAAAACGATATGAGCCAATTATCTATGCCATCAAACCTGGAGCAATAAGATACTTCATCAGTGACCGAGGCACAGACGCAGTAATAGATCAAAGAATAGACTATACTAAATGGACCAAGGACGAATTAATCAAAGCATTACAAAGTTATCCCCAGGACGCAATTAATTGTAATAAGACACAGAAAGCAGACTTACATCCAACAATGAAGCCTGTTAAACTCATCACCGAAATGATGTTAAATAGTAGTATTAAAAACGACATAGTATTAGATCCCTTTGGCGGATCAGGATCAACACTAATAGCCGCAGAACAAACTGGTCGCAGAGCCAGACTCATAGAATTACAACCAAAATATGTAGATGTCATCATCAAACGCTGGCAAGACTTCTCAGGAGAACAAGCTATACGCAGTGATGGCACACCCTGGGATAACATAGATTACTATCAAGTAGATGACGAACATCTCGCAGACTTCTTCAACATGGAATCAAATAATGGCAGTTGAATATCACAACCGAGAAAACCCCAAATATGGTACTATGACCAAGGAAGGTCTGGTAGTGGGTCGCGGTGAAAACAAAACCGTGATAGATCCTGAAGAAATCTATAAGTTAGCCAAACTATGGTGTAGCTGGGAAGAAATGAGTGACTTCTTTGCGGTACCGGCAAATACATTAAAGTATAACTTTAGCGATATGGTAGCAAAAGGTCGCAGTGAAACAAAACAAGCACTTCGTCGTGCTCAAATTAAACTGGCTATAAACGGCAACGCTACTATGCTGATCTGGCTGGGTAAGAACATCTTGGGACAACAAGAAAGTCCTCAGGGTGATAGTAAGGGTGTATTACCTTTCACAGACGATGAAGATAATAAATTCATAGAAGATATAGATGGCACTGAGTAAAGCACAGCGACTTATAGCGGACGCACCGTTTAGATTTAGAGTAGCAGTTTGTGGAAGAAGATTTGGCAAGACGCATCTCGCGATTCGCGAATTGGCGAAATATGCCAGCAAGCCTGATCAAAAGGTCTGGTATATTGCTCCCACATATAGAATGGCCAAGCAAATCGTCTGGAAAAAACTTAAAAAGAAACTATTAGCTATAAACTGGGTTAAAAAAGTAAATGAACAAGATCTTAGTCTGGAGTTGGTCAATGGCAGCGAGATATCTCTACGCGGTGCTGATAACTATGATAGTCTGCGTGGTGTGGGACTGAACTTCATAGTCCTGGACGAGGCAGCAGATATTGACAGCGAAGCCTGGCATGAAGTCCTGAGACCAACCTTAGCGGATACTGGCGGACACGCATTATTCCTAGGCACACCCAAAGGTATGAACTGGTTTAAGGAGATCTATGATAATCATCAAACTAAAAAGAACTGGATTAGCTTTCAATTTACTACTCTGGATGGTGGTAATGTTCCCGAAGATGAAGTAGAACAGGCCCGAGAGGATTTAGATGCCAGAACATTCAGTCAAGAGTTTCTGGCAACATTTGAGAACTTCAGTGGCATTATTGCCTACGCCTTTGGGCAACATAACATTAAACAGGCAGAAGAAATATCCGCCAATGAACAACTGATCTTGGGCACTGACTTCAATGTAAGCCCTATGAGCTGTACCATAATGCGTAGAACTAAACAGGGATTACACCAAATAGACGAGATCATTATGTATAGCAGCAATACCAATGAACTGGTAGATGAGATACGCAATAGATATCCTAAAAATCCAATAACGATATATCCGGATCCTGCCGGAGTTCAACGCAAGACATCAGCAAATGGCAATACAGATATAAAGATATTAGAGAACGCTGGATTTACCGTACGCTATCACAGACAACATCCCCTAGTTAAAGATAGAATAAACGCAGCCAATAGCTTGTTCTTTCAGCGTGATGATAATACAACAAGGTTCTATATAGATCCTAAGTGTAAGCATACTATTAAAAGTCTCCAACAATTCTGCTACAAAGAAGATACGCAGATCCCAGACAAAGATTCAGGCTTTGATCACTTCTTTGACGCACTGACTTATGCTGTTCAATATCTATTCCCTATCAACAAACAACAACCAGTAATGATCCCACAGAGATTTGGGCATCAACTTATATAAATATACTATTAAAAGGAGCCATTAATGGCAGAACTCCAGACATTCCAAAATGCTTACCTGCAGGCAACAGCAGGAAATACAACTTACAGCCGTAATCAATTACGCTGGAAGTTTCTGCTTGATAGTTTCACAGGTGGACAAGCATACCGTGAAGGTGCCTACTTACAGAGATACGCACTGGAAACAGACAGCCAATACGCAGTTAGATTAAACAACACACCACTGGATAATCAAGTTCGCAGTTTAATTAGTTTATATACCAGCTTCTTGTTTAGAACAGAACCACAGCGAGACTTCGGCGTGTTAGAAGACAATCCCACAATAGAAGATATCTGTGAAGACGCTGACCTGGATGGTAGAAATCTAAATGCGTTTATGAAAGATGTGGCAACCTGGACCAGCGTATTTGGACATGTCTGGATCTGCGTGGCCAAGCCTGATGTAGGCGCGATCACTCTGGCAGATGAACAGGCCTTGGGTGCGAGACCTTATCTAAGTATGTATAATCCCCTGGCAGTCACAGACTGGCGTTGGAAGAGGCAACCCAATGGTGGATACGCACTGGAATATATCAAATATGTTGAAGAAGTCAATGGCACTGAAACCGTGGTCAAAGAATGGACATATGATTCAATTACAACTTATAACTTAAACACGCAACAAGAGCGAATCATAGATATGAATGTAGAAGTAAATGGCCTGGGCTATCTACCCTTTGTCTGTGCTTATGCTGAACGCAGTCCGGTGCGTGGTCTGGGTAATAGTTTAGTGGATGACATCGCGGATCAACAGCGTATGATTTATAATGAACTGGCTGAAGTCTATGATTCAATAAGACTGGACACGCATCCCAGTTTGGTGGCCACAGCAGGCACTAACGCTCAGGGAGCGGCAGCAGGACAAGTTATCACCATGGAAGAGAACCTGGATCCTAACTTAAAACCCTATGTCCTACAATTTGAAGGCGGACAGATAGATAAGATCTATACATCAATTAACAATCGTAAGAAGATGATTGATAGTATGGGTAATGTTGGTGCGGTAAGAGCAACAGAAACTCGTGAGATGTCAGGCATTGCCATTGAAACGGAGTTCCAATTACTTAACGCAAGACTGAGCAGTATCGCAGATAATCTTGAACTGGCAGAAGAACAAGTCTGGCAGATTATCTATGAATATATGGGTTATGTCTGGGATGGTGAAATAGATTATCCAGATAACTTCGCACTTCATAATACAGACAATGAACTGGATCAGTACGCTAAAATTAAATTATTAAGTCCTCGCAGTGAAGTTCAAACAGAGATAGATAGTCGCATAGCCGAATTATTAGACATTGAAATATTAGAAGCACAACTGGGCACAGAACAACAATTAGAAGGCGAACAGCCAGAAATAGTATTACCCGTGAGCACAGAAGGTGAGCACCCAAGTTTAGCCAATGTAAGCCAACAAGATAGATTACAACATATTCAAGATATGCTAATGGAAGGTTATAGTAATGATGAGATTCTGGCATTACATCCAGAATTATCTCTGGATGATATCATAGAAGCCGGTGCTCAGGCAGCGGCAAATAATTAATGGCAGAAACTTATAAACCCACACAAGCAATGGCGGATGCTGCCAAACAGGGACTAAAACTTCGCATTGCCAGTGCCCGAAGTCGTCAAGGTGGCACAGCCGTGGGCCTGGCCAGAGCACGCCAATTTATTAATCGTGATAATGTAAGTTTGGACATAGTTAAGAGAACTTATAGTTTCCTCAGTCGTGCTAAAACTTACTATAAACCTGGTGAGAATACTCCGGGCACACAGGCTTACTTACTCTGGGGAGGACCAGCTGGTTTAACCTGGGCTAAAAATATATTAGCGGGCCTAAAAGAATAATAATATATAAATATATAACGAATAGAAATATCTATTCACAACATTAACTCTTAAAGAGGCGAGGACTACGATGACCCAACAAGAAACATCGGCAAAAGAAGATACTGATACTTCTCAAAATGAAAATCAGGCAACCGTAAAAACTTTCACTCAAGAAGAAGTAAATGCTATTCTGGCAAAGACCAAAAGTCAACTGGAAAAGAAATATACTTCAAAGTATGAAGAACTTGGAGATCCAGATACCCTCAGGCAGATTGTCAGTGAGCATCAAAAGATTCAACAAGAACAACAACTCAAGCGTGGAGAGTTTGATCGCGTTATTCAAGAATTAGCGGCCAAGAAGGACGCAGAAATTCAAAAACGGGATAGAGTAATAGAAAGTTTCAAAGTAGAGACTCCTATTGTAGATGCCGCGGCACGATATCGTGCTGTTAATCCAGATCAAGTCAAAGCATTGATTCGCAGTCAAGTTAGACTTAGTCCAGAAGGTGAAGTTGAAGTATTAGATGAAAAAGGTTCTGTTCGCTATGATGACAGCGGCAAGCCCGTAAGTGTGGATAGTTTCGTTCAGTCGTGGCTACAAAACAATCCGCATTTCGTGTCAGCAGCACCTGCGACAACTAATACTCGCAGCAATGTCACAGGCAATACTACAAAGAAAGTTGATATAACTAAACTGGATATGAAAAATCCCGAGCACAGAAAAATCTATGCTGACTATCGCAAGACAGCAGGATTAGCCTAAAATTCATTAAGGAGAATATAATATGGCAGGTTCAACAACCACAACACTCAACGACTTACTACCCGAAATTATTCAGGAAGCAATGTTCGTTGCCAGCGAGAGAAGCATTATGCGTGGTCTCGTAAAGAATTATACATTGGCCGCTGGTCAAGGCACTCATGTCAATGTTCCAATCTATCCTATCCAAACAGCTGCCGCTGTGACAGAAGGCAATGAAGTAGCTAACACAGCCGTATCTACAGATACAGCACAATTAACGGTTAGCCCAATTGCTATTCGCACATTACTAACAGACTTGGCTCGTGTATCAGCCGCTTCTAATGTCGTAGCAGATTTAGGTAAATTGTTTGGTGAAGCTATTGCTCGTAAGATTGACACAGACTTAACAGCAAAGTTCAGCTTATTCAACGCTGGCTTTGGTGACTACACAGGTCAAATCACAGCAGCTTCAATCTTCCAAGCTGTGGCAAAACTAAAAGCAGCCGCTGTACCTACAGAAGGCATGGTCTGCGTATTACACCCAGAAATCTCTTATGACCTGAAGTCAGCATTGACAACACAGGGTAATGTTCCATTCACAGCCGGTGCTTACAGCGATGTTTCCAACGAAGCAATGCGTATGGGTTATGTTGGTATGTTAGCTGGTATCCCAGTATATGAGACATCTAACATTGCCAACAACGGCACAACTGGTGACATTCCTGGTGCTGTATTCCACCGTGATGCCATCGGTCTTGGCTTGATCGGTGACATCAGCATTGAGACACAGCGTAGAGCAAGCTTCTTGGGTGACGATATCGTATGTTCAGCATACTATGGTACAGGTATCCTACAGAATAACTATGGTCGCTTCTTGGCATTTGACTCAAGCATTCTGTAATTGCTAAATTAATCTAAAGGACTATCACAATGAATAACACATTTATATATAGCTATAAGGAATTCATAAGTTTCGCTACCTATGAAGATGTCACGAATCGTGATAGTCGCGTTTTTGAAGCCAATGAAGATTTAACAGAAGACGAGATCAATAATTACTTAGAACAAGCCAGCCAGCGTATTCTTACACAAATAAGAAACACAGATTGGTGGAGAGAGTATCAGCGTAGAATGGCACAGATCATAAATCCTAACCTACTACCCGCTGTTAATCCAGATTATATATTAGCCAGAACGCAGGAGTTCATAGATCTTAATGTGTATTTCGCATTATTTGAATATGTTTATCCCAGCGTAGCTGACTTTGGCAATCCTGATAGTGCTGAATTTGCGAAAATTAAGTTCTACAAGGACAGCTATAATCTATTGTTTGATGAATTAATTGAAGCAGGTGACTGGTATGACTTCAGCGAAAATGGAACAATTGATACCAGCGACAAGATGGCCGCTTTCGTAAATAGAGTTCGTACAAGATGAGAACAGAATTATTAACTTATTTGACAGCAAACTTAACTGGTACTATAAAGACCAGTCAGGAACTGCCGTTTCAAGAAGGTACTAATCCTCTCTATATGAAAAACGCTCGTAGAGTGTATTTGGATGAACCTTATATTGAAGAAGACTCATTATTACCCACACTGGGTAGTCTAAATATCAATGAAAGAATAACCATAATAAGGTGGTTCTTAACCATGGACGCAAAAAATAGAAACGCAGATTTAGATTCGGCATTGACAATTCTCGGTAGTGCTAAAGATATCACTACCATAACAGGCGTGTATAAACGCTTGTTTGATTATACAATCACCATAGACGCTGACAGAGTTGTCTATGAAGGTCAGTATAGATTTTATAATTTAGCATAAAGGAAAAAATATGGCATACATATTTCCAGCACCAGGCGTTGCCGGCGTTCAAATGACGCTGAACATCAGCGTTAGTGGAGATACCAGTGACTTAGTGATTCCAGCGATTCAAAATGTCACGGTAAATAATTCCAATGATGTTTTCACCTGGACTCAATTAGACAGCGGTAGTAAATTACAAGTTGCGACCACAGCAACAAATAGTTTAGATCTTAACTTAGTATTAGATCAAACGGTATTCTTTGGAACAGGCTCAGGTACTCCTGTGGCTATTAACAAAGGTATCTTTGGTCTAAGCAAAAATAAGACTCTAACACACTTCAGCTTATATCTCGGTGATACAAGTTCAGGCGGCACAGGTAAGACTATCAGTGGCGACGGCTATATCACAGGTCTAAGCCCAACGGTGTCAGCAGATAGTCCAGTGTGGATCAGTCCCGTGACAATTACCGTCACCGGCGATTACACCGTGACCTAATTCTTAATTTAATTAAGAAGACAATTACCCGCTTCGGCGGGTTTTTGTCAGGTGAAAGACAGCATAAATAACAATGATATGGAGGTATCAATGATATTTGATGACAAAACAGATGATGAGATATTTCGCAGTGTAGAAGCAGAAGTAGCTAAAGCATTAAACGAAATTAGATGTGCCAAGAGAGACTTGGAACAGGCAGAAGTTAGAATGAAGTTCGTACTGGCTACGGTTCATTACCTAAAACAACGATATGAAGGACGATGATTTATGGATATTAGTAAATTCGCAAAGAAACCAGAACTAACAAAAATAGTGTTAGATGAAGCAGAAGTCGTAGAACAATATGGTGAAACCATAGAGTTTCATATGCTGGATCAAATGACTATCTCAACCTATTTTGAGTTCTATAGATTACAGCAGGATCAGGACAGCGATAAGTTAAACGACTTATTGCGTAAGATCATTCTCAAAGAAGATGGCACACCGGCTATTACACAGGAAGAAATATTACCTGTGGATCTTACACTAACCTTACTTGTAAAGATCAATGAATTCCTGGGAAAGTCAAAAGCCAAGGCATCAACACCAACGACTGGGCAAGCATAGAAATGATAAACATAGGTATGATGGCTAAACAATACGGAGTGCTGCCCAGTGTAGTTCGTGAATCAGCCACTACCTATGATTTAATGATCTATGATGTAATGATGTCTTGGGAACAATATCAACACGAACAGGCTTCTGGAAAAAATCCAACACCGAAATTAAGTCAAGAAGAAATGATGGCAGCCCTGGAACGAGTTAGAAACAAGGACAAACAATAATGGCAGGTGAAATAGTCAAACGCATTAATGAACTGGAACGGGCACTGGATCCTAATAATCTGGCCCGAGAAGCCTATGACTATTTTAAGCGAGAAACTCCAGTTCGCAGTGGTAATGCTCGCAGTAGAACAAGATTACAGGGCAATGAAATACGGGCAGAATATCCTTACGCACAGAGATTAGATGAGGGTTATAGTAATCAAGCCCCACAAGGTATGACCAAACCCACAGAAAAGTTTATACAAGAGTATATAAAGAAACAACCTAAGTGAAATAAAATATGGCAGCAATTCAAGACTTCGTATTAAGAATTAAAACAGAAGGTGTTAATCAACTTAATAATCTTCGTAAAGGTGTAGATGGATTAACCAGCGATTTACAAAATTTAGCAGCAGTGGGCGGTCCACTATCTAATACTATAGGCGGTATTGTAGGTAAACTGGGACCCCTGGGCTTGGGTGCCGCTGCGGCCGCAGGTGCCTTCGCTGCTCTGGGATTAAGAGCAGTACAACTGGCAGATGAATTAGATGATATTAGTAGTGCCACTGGTATTAGTGCTGGTGCCTTAAACAATTTTAAGAATAGCCTGGTAGATGCTGGTGGTAAGACAGAAGACTTTTCAACATTAGCGGCAAAACTAAATCAAAATCTGGGCGAAGCCGCGATGGGCAATGAGACAGCACAAAAGGCGTTTCAAAAGCTGGGTGTGTTCGTTAGAGATGCTGGTGGCAATGTCCGCAATACAGGCGATGTACTTCGTGATGCTGTAGGCAAACTGGCAGCCATAGAAGATCCAGCGAAAAGAGCCGCACTGGCTGTAGATATATTTGGTAAGACAGCAAATAAGTTAGACTTCACTAAACTTAACGCTGCTAATGATCCTTTCAAAGATGCTCAAATAGCACAACTGGCAAAATATCAAACAGCCATAGATGCTATTGCTAAATCCGTTAATGATAGTCTAATAACATCATTCGGTAAACTGGCAATCTATATAGACGAAGCACAAAAGAAAGCAAAAAAAGCAGAAGACGAAGCTAACGCTCGCGGCAACAAAATATTCACAGATCCAAGAACAGGTAAGCAAAATGAAGTGCCAATGAGTAAAGCTGAAAAAGATCGTTATGACCTGGCAGAAAAATTAAAAGAAGCATATAAAGATATTAATCGCGAAAATCATCTATTAGGAAAGAAAAATAAACAAATTACTCTGGGAGACTTTGGAGCAGATAGTGAAGCAAAAATAAAGGCTAATAAGGAGAGTGCGATGCGAGCCTCTCAAAGTAGGATTGAAGCAGATACAA